CCGGACGTTGCGGATTGGGTCGTCGAGCTGATGGACGGATTGGCGGATCTGGAGACGAGGAGGATTGACAATGGCAAAGCTTAAGAATGGGGATGAGAAGGTCACGGTGGCGGCGAAGGTGAAGGAGTCGCAGTTCCCGGCATGGCAGCTAGACCCCGGCACCTATATCGCTGGCAGGGAGGAGATCGACGACCTCGACCTCGTCGCCATCGAGATGGAACGGAAGTGGGGCGCAGATCGCCTGCGCACTTTGGTGGCGAAGGATCTGCGGGAGAAGTTCGACAGGCAGCGCTACCTCACCAATCAGGCGATCTGGCACGGCGACCTTCAGGCGGTCAGGCGTGAGGCGAAGAGGATGATTGCTGGCTGGAGGGCTCTAGATCGAGCTGCGGAGGCCGCTGGGGCCTCAAGTCTGTCGCCGGAGGTGTGGGAGTGCGTCGGACAGCATGGCGAGGTCTACGCCCTTGTGAGGGGCGAGAATGAGGCTCGGGCTGTGACGGCAAGCGGGAGGTTCGTGAAGGTCTACACGCTCGACGAGATCGCGCATCTGCTGGATGGCTTCCCGGAGCTGGCGAAGGCGAAGGAGGTATTCCCCGGAGCGATGGTCTACAAGGCCCCTACGAGGGTCGCAGACCCGCTTGACGGGCTGGCTGACAGCAAGGAGCCCCTGAACGATCCTTTGCCGTTCTAGGGGCTCTCAGGGGCCTTGGCGTCAATTCATGCTGGAGCGTGGCGCGATCTGGTCTACGAGCCACTCAAGCGTGACCTTTTCTTCGAGCAGGGCCATCAGGACGATGGCGCAGGCTTGGGGGACAGGGTTATGGCCAGAGGCCCAAAGCTGGACGGCTCGCCGCGTCACGCCCATGAGGACGGCTAGATCGTTCGTGTTGAACTCTAGCTTGGTCATGGTGTCTTTCAGCTTCTCAGGGGTCAATGGATCATCTCCAACAAAGCCGCTCGGGCTGATGACAGGGATCGTTCATGGCGTATGTCGCCATGGACAGACAGGGCTCGCCAGATTGTCTTGGGCTTGTGTGCGCTGGCGATGCTGCTTTTGCGCACCCACCCGATCAGGCGGTCAAAGTAATATATCTCGTAACATCCGTCAGGCTGGATGCGTGATGTGTGGACCATGTCATTTCCCCATTTTCTGGATTTGGTGGAAGGCGGTTTTCAGGTCGAGGAAGTCATCGGCGGCGAGAAAACATTTCGCCATGGGATGCTTGCGGTCATACGCCACAAGCTTCTCGGCGTTCTTGTCTGAGGGGTCGGCGCGGTAAGCGATGAGCAGTTTAATCATGTCAATCTCCATTGAAAGTAACAGGGAGGGGGAAACCCCCTCCCCTTGGGATGTTAATCTTCCTCGGTCGAGGCTTCGTCAAGATTGCCCATCAGGCTGTCAATGTCGCTCAGCGCGCTTTCGAGGTAGCTGATGCGGTTGGACAGAACCTCGCCCTTTTCGCTTTCCTGCCACCGGGCAGACTTTTTGTCGAAAGAGTCTTGATAGGTGGCGTGGATGTCGTTGAGCTGGGACTGGAGGTCTTCAAGCTTGGAGAAGATGGCTTTGATTTTCTTGACGGTCATGGCTGTGTTCCTTTGAGTGAGGGGGGGGCCGAAGCCCCCGTTGATTAAGCGGCCTTGCGAACCTTCTTCGCCTTGATGCGGACGACCGGGAAGGCGGCTCCCTCGACCTTGCAGGAGTCGATCTGCTCCTGCGTCAGGCCCAAAGCCAGCAGCAGCTTCTCGTTGATCGAGGAGCGAGCCTGAACGGCGACATCAATGTCGGCGGTCTCGCCTTCGAGGAAGCCGTAGCCGCCGACGATGGCGACGACATCAGCCTTGGCGGCTTTGAGGACGGTTTCGGCCTGATCGGCCTGAGCCTTGGCGGCGAGGTAAACTTCGACGGCGGCGACGGTGTTGGCGGTCATATCAATCTCCATCAGGTTGCGGTCTCTATCTCGACCGTGGATTCATCGTATACGAACTTTTTTCGTTTGCAAGTGGGGTAGCGAATTATTTTCGTATTTATTTTAGATGCGCACATACTCGTTGATGGGATGCCAGAAGGGCGCGTCGATGGAGCCGACCAGCTTGCCCTGAAGGAACACGGCCTCGACGTACTCATCGCCGTCCGCGCTCTCCATCGCGACGACCTCAATCAAGTCTTCGGCGGCGGCTTCGCTGTAGGGATCTTCACCGAGGATGTGGTCGCAGATCATCTCGCACATGTGCTCCCACTCGCCGCCCGTGATGCCGGTGAAGGTGACGCTGAAGCAGGGGGTGTTTTCGCCGAGGGTATAGAACGAGGTCTTCATATCAATCTCCATAAGGTCAGGTCATCAGCGACCATGAACACACACTAAACGAACATAATTCGTCAGTCAAGCGGAGTACGAAAATAATTCGCACCCCTGCCTGTGGATAACTTCACAGGATCTCCTTCCTGTCCATCGCCATCGCGAAATGCAGCGCTGCGCCCCGGTTGACGGCTTTGCCGACCTTCAGGGGGCCGTCGAAGATCAGGCCGAACAGCCTGCCCCGCTCATAATCCCAGCGATTGTTCGTCTCCCACTCGTAGATGTCATACTGCATGGGCTTGCCCGCGCGGGCCTCCTTGAATCCCTTGACAAACGGCGCGCTGCGCATGACGCCGATGATGCTGGTCTGTTTGGTTTGAACTTGCTTGATCATATCAATCTCCATTGGGTCGGCAAAGGTCGGCAATTTAATTGCCGACCCGCGTTGTTCAGAAGGAAGGGTCGCGATATTTTTCGCGACGACCAATGATCAGGCCTGCGCCCTTGGACTTGATCCAGCGCCCAGTGGTGCGGTTCAGGAACACCTGAACCCATGAGCCGTTCTTCTCGCGGCGGAAGTGATAGGTCGGGCCTGTCTCGCTGGGCTCATAAGTGTAGGTCTGCTGCTCGAAGTCGGTGCATGTGGCCTTGTCGCCGCGCAGGGTCACGATCTGCTTCTGGGCGTCATAGGCGACCACAGTGGCCGGGGAACGGTCAGACCAGTGCAGGACCGTCGCAGCCTCGCCAGCGATGGGCGCAAGCCCCTTAGAGGCGGACAGGACATGGTTCACGAGAGATCCGGTTTCGGTGCCAAGCTTAAGCATATCAATCTCCATGAGGTGAGAGGGGAGGGGCCGAAGCCCCCGGTTGGATCAATCGCGACCGATCTGCATGTCGTGGAAGCTGTCGAACAGAAAGTCTTCCCACCCCGCGCGAACCGCCGCCAGCATCTCGCGGAATGAGAAGTCAGGCTGCCAGTGAAGCTGGACGCACTGGTCGAGAACCTCGTTGTCGCAGATGAACACATAAGCGGTCTCGCAATTAGCGAGGCGACCGAACTGGATACCATCAGCGAAGAGGTTGAAGTCAGAACCAGAGCGGCGGGCGATGAGAGCGGTCATGTCAGTCTCCATATCAATCAATCAGGTCATCAGCGACCATGAACACACACTAAACGAACTTATTTCGCCTGTCTACCCCATTCCAGCAATTTTGCGAAAAATATTTCTTGGTGTATTTTCCCCCGAACTTTTGGGCCGTTTGACTCGAATCAGCATCTGCGAGACAAATCTTGAGGGCCATATGCCCGATTGATTGAGGGGAGCCAGCATGATCGAGAATAATCAAATCCAATCCATCATCCAACGCATCGAGCGGATGGAAGATGAAAAGTCAGCCATCTCGCTCGACATCTCAGAGATCTACAAGGAAGCTAAGGGCAACGGCTTCGATGTAAAAATCCTCAAGAAAATCATCAGTTTACGCAAAAAACCCAAGAACCAGCGGGACGAAGAACAGGCGCTCCTTGAGACCTATCTCGCAGCCGTCGAGGGATTCGAAACAACTCCGCTCGGTAAGCATGCGAAGGAGTTCGGATGATGCGAACCGAAACCCCCGAAATCACCATCATCGATGTCTTTCGCGAGCTGGGCTTCGAGCCCGTCAAACAAGATACTTGGGCGGTCGGCGGGCTCGTACGCAACAAATATCTGGAAATCGTCGGGAAACTCCCGGAAAAGAAGCTCAGGACAAAGACTTGCGGCGAGGGGGTTCACTGCTTCGCCGTCTATCCCGACACATGGAGGCCTATGATCGCGGACATCATCCGCGCGCATGCGACTCAGAAAGCAAATCAGCTCGACCTGTTCCTGTGAATAGATTAAGGATCTCTCGTAAGTGACTGTCAAACCTATCAAAAAGCGCGTCACTCAGGGCTTCGATGATGCAATCGCCGATGAGATCGTCGAGCGGATGATCCACGGTGAAAGCATGCTGAAGATCTGCGCTGACGCGCACATTCCTGATCGTGCGACGGTCTATAGGTGGATGGACGCTCACCCCGACTTTGCGACGCGGTGCGCGCGCGCGAGGGAAGGGCTCGCCGACTTTCTCGTCGATCAGATCGAGAAGATGGCTGACGCGACGACCGAAGAGAACGTCCAGAGCCAGAAGGTGAAGATCGCAACCGCCCAGTGGCGGGCGATGAAGATGGCCCCGCGCACCTACGGCGACAAGACGCAGACCGAGGTCACGGGCGCCGGAGGCGGTCCCGTGCAGCTCGCTGCGGTCGATCTGCGCGGCCTGAGCGACGCCGAGCTGGCGACGATGCAGGCCCTGCTGGGCAAGGCTTCAGAATGAACGCGCCCCTCTCGCGCGAGATCATGCAGGCCATGGTGGACCGTGAGGTCTCGCGCCGGGCTGCGAGCGCCTCGCTCTATGAGTTCGTGAAGCAGGCGTGGCACGTTCTGGAGCCCGGCGTTCCCTTTGTGCCGGGCTGGCACATCGAGGCGATCTGCGAGCATCTGGAGGCCGTGACGGCGGGCGAGATCCTGCGCCTGCTGGTCAACATCCCGCCCCGCCACTCGAAGTCCACCATCATAAGCGTGGCGTGGCCATGCTGGGAGCTGATCACTGCGCCCCACCAGCGCTACCTCTGCGCGTCCTACAGCAGCAGCCTCTCGATCCGCGACAACCTTGCCGCTCGGCGTCTGATCCAGTCCCCATGGTATCAGGAGCGCTGGGGGCACCTCTACCAGCTCGCGGGCGACCAGAACGCCAAGCAGCGCTTCGAGACGACCCGCAACGGCTACCGCATCGCCACATCAGTCGGCGGCACGGCGACGGGCGAGGGCGGCTCCCGCCTGATCCTCGACGATCCGCACTCGGCGAAGGACGCTCAGTCCGACGCCATCCGCGAGTCAACCATTGATTGGTTCAACCAAGTTTGGTCAAGCCGCCTGAACGATCCCAAACGCGACGCCATGGTCACGGTCATGCAGCGCCTGCATGAGCGTGATGTCTCCGGCGTCATCCTCGAACAGGGCGGCTGGGAGCATGTCTGCATCCCCGCCGAGTGGGATGGGAGGGTTCGCCGCAGCATGCTCGGCGTCTACGATCCCCGCCGCTCCAAGGGCGAGCTGATCTGCCCCGACCGCTTCGGCGAGAAGGAGATCACCAACCTCAAGCAGAGCCTTGGGGCCTACGGGACCGCAGGCCAGCTCCAGCAGGAGCCGAGCCCCGCCGAGGGCGGCATCCTCGACACCACGAACTTCCAGCTCTGGCCGAGCGAGAAGGGCCTGCCCCCGTTCGAGTTCATCATCCAGTCCTATGACTGCGCCTTCACCGAGAAGACGACCGGCGATCCGACCGCATGCACGGTCTGGGCCGTCTTCACCCATGAGGGCGAGCGCAACGCCATGCTGATCGACGCATGGGATGAGCACCTGTCCTATCCCGAGCTGCGCACCCGCGCGATCAAGGACTGGCAGACCGAGTACGGCGGCATGACGAAGGACAGCCCCTACAGCCGGGCCAAGCGTCCCGACCGGGTGCTGGTCGAGGCCAAGGCCAGCGGCCAGAGCCTCATTCAGGACATGCGCCTCGCCCGCGTCCCGGTCATCGGCTACAATCCCGGCAAGGCTGACAAGGTCAGCCGCGCCCATCAGGCTGCGCCCACGCTTGAGCTGGGATTGCTCTGGATACCAGAGTCGGTTAAGAATAAGGGGCATCCGGTAAGCTGGAGTGGCGCATTCCTGCGCCAGCTATCCAAGTTCCCAGTGGCTGAGCATGACGACTATGTGGACACGTTCACGCAGGCGATCATCTTCCTGAAGGACTCTGGATGGTTTGAGCTTCCACGCGCGAAAGACGTTGATGACGTTCGCCCGAAGGTTGAGCGCGTCAACCCATACGCAGTGTGAGGGCTCAGATGAACGACCGTCCCTTTAACCTTGGCATCGATCCGGCTGACGCTGAGGCGCGGCTTCAGCAGCTCTTGCAGCCGACTGGGTTTGCTGAGGGTGGGCCTGCCAGAAGGTCGCTGCGCGATGCCATCGCCGAGCTGACAGGGCCAGAGGGCCAGAGCGAGATTGACGGTCGCCGTGCTGAGAGCCCGAGCCTTGAGGGCATGGGCGAGGGCATGGCCATCGTGGGCGAGGGCGTTGCGCCGCTGGCCCGCATGGCCCGCGACTATGGCGTCAGCCGATATGAAGACCCGAGCCAGATCCCGAGCGACTTGTCTGCGGTTGGCTCGGCGCTTAAGCATGCGTTCATGGAAGACCCGATCAACTTCCTCGCAGGCTTGAATCCGTTTGTTGGCGCCGCTCAGTCTATGGCCGCAATCCCCGGCATCCGTGATGCCGTCAAGCGCGCGCAGGAAGCTGGCGACGAGGCGGGAGCTGACAAGCTGAAGGCTGGGGCCACGCTTGCTGCGCTGGGTATCGGCATCCCCGGCGCAAGGGGCGAGATGGCTGAGATCTCGAAGGCGGTGCCCAAGCGCAAGATGACGCTGGCCGAGGTGCGCCGTGAGTTCGATCCGCGCGCAGGCGAGGGCATGAGCGGCGACGATCTGGAGCGCCTTGTCGATGCCTATGGTCGCGTGGCGTCGCCAGCGTCCGAGCATCCAGAGCTTGCCGCCAAGGGCCGCGAGATCGCCGACACCTACATCACGAAGGGTGGCATGGAGTATGGCTCTGGCCGCAATTACTTCAACACCAAGCCAAGCGTCCCGCTTGAGGAACTAGGCCGCGTCGCCGACACGATCCCCTATAGCCATGAACTCAAGCCCATCGTCGAGAAGCCGTGGGAAGAAGTCATTCGCGAGCGCCGCGACAGTCCGATGATCACGCTAGGCGGTGATTTGTCTGACTGGGTACGCCTGCGCGGCTATGGCCCACAGGACGATCTGAGGGCTCTTGCTCGCGCCAGCGACATTCATGCTGGCTTTGACTACATGCGTGAGCCCAACAGGTTTACTGTTTGGGCCAACGCGCCTGAGCATGCCGAAATGCTTGAAAAAAAGATTTTAACTGATCCAGCTATTCAGAACGCCATTAAGCGCGATCTGCCTGTTCTTGGAACGCCTGCGCCGATGGGCCCGCGCGCTATCGACAGCGCCAAAAACTTTATGGACACTTACCTGTCGGCGGTTGAAGCATCTCCGATCCCCGACAAGTTCCTGAAAGAAGCAAATGAAAAACTGAAGTCTGGTTTGTTTGGTTCAACGCCAAAAGACAAAGACAGGATTCGCAAAGTTTTTTCTGATTTCCCCGGCTTCGAAAACATAGATGCGGCACGAGACTTCATGCTCAACAATCCCGAGGTCAGCGGCAAAATGCGTGCGGCTGTGATCAAGGGCATGGAGAAGGACGGGTTCGTAAAACAGGGTTTCCCTGAAGTTGGGCAACTTCGAGTTGCCGCGACCAGCCCCAAGTTCATGATGGCTCCCGGTAACATGATCGGTGGCCGTCTGGTGGAGTTGGACCCAAAACTGTTTGCTGTTTCGCGCGAAGAGGCAAACAAGTTCTTTGATCACTTCACATATACGGGCGACACGCCCGGCATTTACTATGCCGACACGCCTTTGGTGCATCGCCATCATGCTGCTCCTGATGTCACTGATCGGGCGATGGCCGCCTATAACGTCGAGCGTCCAAATCCAAAAAATCCAGACAAGCCCAAGCCCCCAATGACCGTTCATCCATTCTCGCTTGATCAAACGGGACGCGACACTTGGCGCAAGCTGTTTGAAGAGCAGCGTAGAGTACAGCCCTTGAACGAGCGCATGCTTGAGAGCATCCAGCGCGGCGAAGCTCGGCGCGGGCTGTATGGCTTTGCCGAAGGCGGCTCGGTGTCCGGTGATAGCGACATGGACGACCTCTACGCCCTGCATCAGAAGTATGCTGAGGGTGGCCCCGTCCTTCCCTCCTATGATCCAATGGGCTCCTTCACCGGCATGGAAGGCCTCGATCAGGGAGGCCGCGAGGCTGGCCTGTACGAGCGCCTTGCGGACGATATGGCTGGGGCTGGCATGGCTGTCGGCGAGCCTGTGAGGCAGGCTGTCGAGGGCATCAGCGACGTTCCCTCGTCCATCGCCAGATACCTTGCCGAGACATCAGAGAAGCCCGACCCGTCGCAGCGAGTGGCCGAGGACATTCGCCGTGTTGGCGGTGCGATGTACGATCAGGCGACGAGCAGCCCGACCGAGTTCGCCAAGACGGTCGGCGGGTTCCTGCCGGGCATTGGCGAGGCTATCTCGGCCTATGACGCCAAACAGCTTTATGGCGATCTGCAAAAGGCCGAGGCCGAGGGCGACATGGGCAAGGCCGACACGTTGCGGCAGCTCTACGGTCTGGCGTCTGCCGGTGCGATCCCCGGCGTTGGCATTGGGGCGCGTGTGGCTGGGAAAGCCGCGCAGGCTGTTGAGAGGGCTGCTGCCCGTGAATTGACGCCGCTGGGCCTTTACAGCCACGGGGCTGAGTCGGCTCTTGCTCTGCCGCAGCCGAAGGGTGCGCCCGAGCAGATGGCCGCGATGCTTCAGAAGTATGGCGTCAAGCCTGATGAGATGTATGCCACCGGGTTCGCTGACGAAGCGGCGACCGCAGCGGCGCGATCCAAGATTGAGGCTGAGTTCGCTCCAAAGGTCGCAGAAGCACAAAAGGCGATGGAGGGGTTAGAGCCGGGGACGCCTGAGTTCAAGGCGGCTGAGCGCCAGTTCAAGAACATCAGCAGCACGATGCGCTCAGAGATGGATCGCGCGCTGGTGCTGGGCGAAGATTGGGCGGCTCGCCCCAGCGTGACCCGCGAGGAAATCGCCGCGCACTTTAAGGAGCGGATGCCGCAGATTGAAGAGCGGATAATCCCCGGAAATGATCCTGACTCTGCCCTTTCGCGTTGGGGCAACCTTGAGGATCTCGTGCTTCCCGGCGGCGAAAATTATCGCGAGATTTTGCTGAAGCTCCCCCAAGATTATGGCAAGTCCAAAAAGATGGTGCGGGACATCGCAGACGCCAAGGTGCATGCGAATGAAATGAACAGCGCCTATCACGATGCTTTGGAGGCCGAGCTTACCGGAACATCAAAGCTCTCGCCGGAAGAATTTTATGATATCAAGCAAAAGGCAGACATTGCAAATTTTATGCTCAGGCAGCTTGAACAAGATTCCAGCGAGCCCGTTTATCGCTCAGGCCATTGGAATAAAGATTCGAATGTCCTCGCGCACCTTCGCATGTCTGATCGCACCGGGCCAAACGGTGAAAAGATCTTGCATGTCGAAGAAATCCAGTCTGACTGGGGTCAGGGCGGAAGAGATTCTGGTTGGGCCTCGCACCCCGACACCGTTGATGCTTGGTATGCCAAGAAAAATGAAATCAAAAAGCAAATCAAAGATCTGACTGATCGTCAGCAAAAAATTGGATACGGAAGTTTCCCCGAATATGATGGCTCCATCAGCCCTGCTGAATATCAGAGGCAACTGAACAGCCATTATGATCAGTTCAGTCAGGCCCCTGAGTTCATCGAGAACAGTAAAAAAATCAGAGATCTTTCCGATGCTCTTCGCGAACATGACCGGGTTCAGCCCAAAACGTCTGGAAAGTTCCCCGCGCCATACGTTCAAAATACGCAATCATGGACCGATCTCGCCCTCAAGCGCGCCCTCAAAGAGGCGGCTGAAGGCGGATATGACAAGCTTGTCTGGACGCCGGGTGCGGAGCAGGCGAAGCGGTACGATCTGACCAAGCATGTCAATGAGATTAAGTATGATCCCAACGAGCAGATGCTGCTTGCGTATGATCACAATGGCCATGAGGTTATGAACGAACGCGGCGTTGAGCCTCATGAAATCGCCAAGCACATTGGAAAAGAACCAGCCGAAAAGCTTCTTCGGGAAGTTGAGAACTCGACTTCTGCGCTTAAGGAATATGAAATAGCCAGAGATCCAGAAACAAAAGAATGGGGCCTCTATTTATATGGCGAACCTCTCCATGATTATGGTGGAGAGCAAATGACTTTCATGACAAAAGCAGATGCCAGAGGTCATCTTCAGGAAATGGTTGATGCTGAAATCGCCATGAATCCTCCTTCAATTAGCGGCCTTGATCTTAAGATCGGTGGCGAGGGAATGAAGGGTTATTATGACAAAATAGTGCCTGCACAGTTAAGCAAGATGCTTAAGAAGCTTGACCCGGATGCAAAGATTGGAAGGGATCTGATCAAAACTCATGGTGATGAATGGCCCTTGTCTGCAACCATCGCTCACGATGGTGACAAGTATTGGGTTTCAGGCCATCATCCAAGCGAAGAGGGCATCGTCTCTCTTTCGCCTAAATTTGATTCATGGGTTCAAGCGGATGATGCTCGAAAGCTTCTTTACGAAGGCTACAATCAAAGCGTTCATTCGATTCCGATTACCCCCAAGATGCGCGATGCCATCCTGAAGGGCCAGACGGCATTTGCTGAAGGCGGCTCCGTCCAAGGCTCCGGCGCGACTGAAGCGGCGGATCTCGACACGTTGTTTCAGAAATACGCTGATCCCGGCTATGCAATGGGCGGTTCTGTATCGCCACGAGCAATGGCCAATGATAACCTTGTCTACGACCCTAATGAGATCGACGCGATTGCCGCTCAGATCCGTGGAGCTATCTAATGCCTGAGACCATGCAGGAAGACGACGACCTCCAGCAGGGCGAGACCGTTCAGCTCGAAGACGATAACGTCGATGTCGAGGACACCGAGGATGGTGGCGCGATCATTCGTCTCGACAACATAGTCGATGAGAAGGTTCATCTTGAGCACTTCGCCAACATTGTTGACGAAGTTGATTCGACGATGCTGCGCGAAGCCGTCAGCGATCTCATGGACAAGATCGACAAGGACAAGGAAGCCCGCGAGAAGCGCGACAAGCAGTATGAAGAGGGC